GGGCGGTGCCGTTGATATAAAGGGATGCAGTTCCGAAAGTATAGTGTTCATCCCAAGCAGAATCACCTCTATCACCCGCAACCAAGTGAAGCGCCTTCACCGGGTGGTTAAAGTAGGTAAGATCAAACTCGGTGTCGGCTTGAGTACCTGGTTGATATTGAGTTTGGGTAATCAACAATTCGTGTTCATTGTCAGTGAAGAACTTGCGTTCATCTGTATCCAAGTAGATGTAGTTGGCATAGATCTTTGGAGTGACAGTAGAGGAATATTGATCTTGAAGTTTGATTCTAAGTTCAACTTCATGGTACTGAAGAGCCACCAATGGAAGGCACTTAGTCCAGTCTTCACCAAAGAAGAATGGAATGACATAGTGATCACCCTTTGAATTGGCTTGTATAGTCTCTATTGTATAAGCCATAGCCGCCTTTGCTGCGTTGGTATTATAAAGCACTCTATGAACACCCTGGATGAAAAGAGAGTCAAGTTCAGCAACTTTTTGACCACCAATCCAGAGTTGGAAAGTGGTTGGCTGGGACGCAGATTCATCAAACATGGAGTTGTTACCACCAGGTGTGGCAATACCTTCGGCTTCAATCCACACATAGCTCAAGAGATCACCCTTGGAACGAAGTGGAACAACGATTTCATTGGAAGCACCGAAAGTGCCTATGTAATCTAGGCGTTCTGGGCGCATGGAAAAGTTGGTATGGCGCTTATAGTTTTGACGGAAAAAACTGACCTGAGGTTGGCCAGTGATGTACACATCCTGAGCACCTTTAGAAACAAGGTCAATCAAAGCAGCTGACATTTTTACTAATAAAGTATATTAAAATTTTCAGCCGTTAGTTACACAACCCAGATATGGTCGTCTTTCAAGCACTCACATGGGAGGCTAGAGACGGCGAAGATGAACACTTGATTAGCATCTTCGGTAAGACCGAGGATGGGAAGTCTGTCTGTGTCACGACGGCTTTCACACCCTACTTTTTTATTAAACTCCCAGCTGGTATTGATTCCCAAAAGGTTCAGAGAATTTACAATATCCTCAGTGATAAATGTAGAGACTCCCTTATTGCCTATTCATTGATGAAGTCCAAAGATGTTTGGGGATTTCAAAACAATGAGGAGTTTGCATTTATGAAAATTAACTTTAAGGATCTCCAGGCTCGTCGTCTTGTAGATTCCTTCTTGCGCAAACCACTTGACATGACCCCTGAATTGTTTGAACTTTTTGGTGTGAGGAATGTCAAAGTTTATGAATCCAACCTGGACCCCGTACTTCGTTTGATGCATCGTACTGGTATTCAGTCTACTGGTTGGTTGGACAGTGGTGAAAAGTGTGTCCGGTCTCATCTCGCAAATGTGGACATTGATCTCTTCTGTAATGACTGGACGACTCTCAAACCTGTCGCTAGGGATGACATTGCTCCATTTGTTGTGGCATCGGTGGATATTGAGTGTAACAGTTCTACGGGTAAGTTTCCTGATGCAAACATCCCTGGTGATGCTTGCTTTCAGATTGCAATCTCATTGTGCAAGTTTGGCTCTGATGAACCCTATGATAAGACTTGCCTCTGTTATAAACAAACTGATCCAAATCTAGAGGGTTGTGATATTCGTAGCTATGCAACTGAGAGGGAAATGCTTGAGGCGTTCCAGAAGTATCTACATGCTAAGGATGTAGACATCATTACTGGATGGAACATCTTCGGTTTTGATATGGAGTATATCTATAAACGTGCACAGATTAACAAGTGTCACTATGACTTTTACAACTTGGGAAAGCTGAAAGATACCGATTCTGAGCTTGTGATTAAGAAACTCTCATCAAGCGCTCTAGGTGATAATCTTTTGAAGCTTCTTCCGATGAGTGGTCGGTTTATTTTTGATTTGTTCCATGAAGTTAAGAAGGGCTACAAACTTGACAGTTACAAACTGGACAGTGTATCAAAGCTCTACCTCGGAGATCAAAAGATTGACATGGCACCCAAAGAGATGTTTGCTCGGTACAAAGAGGAAGATCCCGTTAAGCTGAGGGAAGTTGCTGAGTATTGTATTAAGGATACTCTTCTTCCACACCGTCTCATGAAGAAGCTTTGTACCCTACTAAACTTGGTTGAGATGGCAAAGGCAACTTGGGTTCCGGTGCCATTCCTGGTTGAACGCGGACAGCAAATTAAGGTCTTCTCCCAGTTGACCAAGAAGGCAAGGGAACTTGGCTTCATGGTACCAACCATTCGTTATGGAGCTATCCCGGAAGAACCCTATGAGGGTGCTACTGTACTGGAGGCACAAAAAGGTGCTTACTATACACCAATTACAGCCCTAGATTTTGAGTCTCTGTACCCATCTATCATGATGGCACACAACCTCTGTTATTCATCGTATGTGATGGATGAAAAGAAGTATGGTAACGTACCTGGTATTAACTACGAGACTTTCAAGATTGGTGATCGCACATACAAGTTTGCCCAAGATGTTCCCAGTCTCTTACCAGCCATTCTTCTAGAGTTGAAGCAGTTCCGAAAGCAGGCTAAGAGGGATATGGCTGCAGCTACAGGCTTCATGAAGGAGGTCTACAACGGAAAGCAGCTCGCCTATAAGATTTCAATGAACTCGGTCTACGGTTTTACCGGTGCTGGTAAGGGTATTCTTCCCTGTGTCCCAATTGCATCTACGACAACTTCAAAAGGTCGCTCAATGATTGAGGAAACGAAGAACTACGTTGAGAAGCACTTCCCCGGTTCAAAGGTAAGATATGGCGATACTGACTCCGTGATGGTTGAGTTTGATGTGGGCGATCGTAAGGGTGAAGAAGCCATTGCTTACAGTTGGGAAGTGGGTGAGAGGGCTGCAGAGGAGTGCTCAGCTCTCTTCAAAAAGCCAAACAATTTGGAGCTTGAGAAGGTATATTGGCCCTATTTCCTGTATTCCAAAAAGCGTTATGCTGCAAAGCTATGGACAAAGGGTAAGGATGACAAAATGCACATGGACTACATTGATGTGAAGGGTCTTCAACTTGTGAGACGAGACAACACACCACACGTACGAGAGGTTTGTAAAGAGCTTCTAGATGTAGTTCTCACTTCAAGTGACCCCGGTCCACCCAAAGAGTTGGCCAAGGAGAGAGCTATTGAACTCCTCTCTGGGGATGTACCTAACCACAAACTGGTACTGAGCCAATCTCTTGCAGATTCCTACAAGGTTGGTGGTAAAGCTGTATCTATCACAAGCCCCGAAAGTGTCAATATTAACCAGTCCCACGTACAGGTGGTGACTAAGATGCGCCAACGAAAGCCAGGGTCTGAGCCACAATCTGGAGATCGGGTACCCTACCTTCTCACAAAGACGGAGGATCCCAAGGCCAAAGCATTTGAGAAGGCTGAGGATCCCAAGTATGTAGAGGAGAATGGGGTACCAGTGGACTATCACTACTACTTCCTGAACAAGTTCCTCAACCCTGTGTGTGACCTCCTAGATCCTCTCTATGACAACGTGAAGGATGAAATCTTTGGTGAGATCATCGATCAACATAAACCAAAGAAGCCTCCGAAGCTACCATCCCTCAGTGGTATGAAGAAGGACGAACTCGTCAACGAATGTAAGCGCCTCGGTTTAGAGGAGACCGGTACATTACCCATTTTGAGGGCGCGTCTTAAGGAGGCAAGAATGAAAAAGGAAGAATCCGTTGAAGACCTATTTAAAAATTACGAGCTAACACAAAGTAAGGATGAGCATGTATGATAAAGTTGTAAAACTCATGGACGAAGAGTTGGAGGAGCGTATAAACACAGTCGTCAACGATTTTGCTGAGAAAATTTCAAAAAAGCATGGCATACCATTGGATCAACTTTTAAAAGACATCCCAGACTCCTATACGATTACGACATGTAAGGGTACTAAGAATAATGGGCAAAGGTGTACTTTCAAAGCATCTGAAAATGGATATTGCCGACATCACACTTTACAGGGTCAGCGCATATGTCAACGGACATTTTCTAGTTCAAGCTTACATAACCATGGCCCAGAGAAGATGTTTATTAAGGGGTGTCCGGGTTGTGAATCATCTAACGGGCTTATAGATTTGGGGGTCTAATAAGGTAATGAGCAAAAACGATATTCTACTAACATCGATAAACAATTTTTACAATGACGAAAAGAATAAATCTACACTACTGAACATTTTAGACAAATCAAGTGGTATTTCTCTCCGCAATTTGGAATGGTTTATCACTAACTATGCGAAGAAGAACCATACTGCGTACCAGACCGGTGATGGTAAACTGTTTACAGTTCACTGTGCCTACAAGTCTAGTCTAAATGGTTACAGTAAGCAACTTTTTGATCCATTCTGTCGGTCCCAAAAGTTTGCCTATGTAGTTCCGGGAACATCTCATGAAATCCAAACGACTTTGGCTCAATTGAATTTCATCAAATGGTGTATCAAGAATAACATCATTGACTACATTAGCAATAATAAGGATAAGCTTTTTAGTAAGCAAGTGACATGAAACCGTTTTGGAAGACAAATGTCTGATAGCCCGTGTAGTACATGTGTAGAGAGAATGTCTCGGTTGTAATGTCTATCACAGACGTATCTAATTTTACTTCAATATTAGTCTTTTCGGATTGTATCCGACTAAAATCCAAGTTTCCCGATGGTTCCACATTTATCGGATTCAACGAGAAACTATATGTGTAAATATTCCTAATTGGCCTTGCCAACCTCTTTTGAAATGGAATTAAGTATTTGTAATAAGAGTGATCAGTCTTAGTTAAGTTTGGAAGCTTATTTCCGTTTATATAGAAACTTGCTTCAGACATGAGAGGATAGAAGAATGTATTTTCACCTTGAAAATCAAGAGATGATGAAAAGTTGAAACGGTTTTGATAAAGACGTTCACCGTCGGTGGCTGGTACAGGGTCGCCCACTGCATCTGTTTCATCTTCAAACGAGGTGTTCCTCAAAAACCAGTGAATACACTTTACAGGAATGTTTGGAACGAGGTTGTTCTTTATAACATCCCTGTTGAGATCACTAACTATGACGGGATGTTTCCTTACTAGGTCCGTTATCATCGTCTGTCGTTGAGATGCAAAGAAGTTTCTCTCTTCGGGACTCACAGTTATCTCCTCAGTGATAATGTTAAAGGATGGTAGAGTCACAGTGTCTGTAGTGTCTGTAAAAAATGCTTGTTCGTGGAATTCAAATTCAAACTCAATCTTTTGTTTGTGAATTGCACACACTGGAAAATAAGGTCTGTTTGGTTTGTTTGAAGAGTATTCATCACTTGCAAACTTCCGAGAAAAGAAGAAGTGAATTGGGATCACCAAATCTGAACTGTAACGAGCTACAGCTGCGTTATCAGGCGCATCGTCAAAACCAAGGTTTCTGTTTACAAGAAATCTATTTGCTACCTTTTCGGACATTTCTAGATAAAGCTCGTCATAGATAATTCCCCAATCATCATAGATCTTCTCAACCTCAATATCATCCACGTACATCGTGACACTTTTGAAGATATGACGACCCAATTGGTCCGCGTAATTACCGTCAGTTATAGCTGGCATGGTTATGCTCAGATACATATTACTTAAGAGGTCACCCATATTTCTTGGATTGAATTCAACCTTGATGGTACGATTAAAAGGCCAACTAGCATCAGCGTTACCTGGCTTCAAGACACTCTTGCTTCTATGATACTTTCTAAAATCGGAATGATTCCGATCAGTGGTATAATTAAAGAATGATTCGTCTGGATCTTTGGAAAGTAAGTAGGTGTCTTGCTTTCCAATAGCTTTGAGCGAAATTTTCGCAGCTTCACCCATACCTATCTATTGTCTACATATTTTTAATATCCATTTTCCACATGTCAATGTGTGAGGTGTTCTTCATCACTTCAAGTTCCTCCTTAGCCTGCTTCGACTCTTTGAGGAGTTCTTGGACACACTCTTCGGTGTATTGCACAGTTTTGATGTTGAGGAGATAGTCATAGGTTCCACCAATCTTGGGAAACGTTTGGGCCAACTGCCTCTCAAGGTCATCCTTCTTCCTCTTGAACACTACGATGTCACCCTCAATCACCATCATGACAAACTTAGACTTGTAGCCACACATAGTTGCCCTCGTTTGGAGAACCTTGATGAGATGCTCCTTCCTCTTCACGTAGTGATCAAGTCGGAGTTCCACAAAGTCCTTAAGAATCTCTTCGGGACTAGAGTACTTGTGGATACCCTTCACGGGGTGGAATAGGTGCATGTTTGATGTATGGAACGTCTTCCTCAATTTAAGGTCCTTGATGAGGTCTTTACCACTGTATCCCATAATCTCAAAGTCAACATCCTCCGTTGTGGAGTTGTTTGTAAAGTTTGTGATCACCTTCTTCTCCACAAGGGTATCCAGATACTCCTTATAGTCTTGTGTCCAGCGACCGGGTGGAAGTTCAGTCACTTTGAGACGTGAACCCGTGTCTCTCCAAATACCCTCGGTGACCCAAGATCCATCCTCCTTGAAAACCTTACCCTTGAATCCCCGGAACCATGGAGTCATCTCACGAAGAGACATACCACCCAACATTCTTTGAATGTTCTCCTTGATATCCTTGGGATTGAAAGGTGGCACATAGCAGCTGAAACCTGTACCAATACCCTCAGTTCCATTGACCAGAACCATAGGTAGGGTAGGCATATAGAAGTCTGGCTCAATTGGTCGTCCATCGTCGTCCAGATAGTTGAGAACTGGATCATCCCTGGCATCAAAGATTTTGCGGGCATCTTTGGTCAACTTTGTGAAAATGTACCTCGTTTGAGATGCATCCTTACCACCCATAAGGCGGGTACCAAACTGACCACAAGGCTCAAGGAGGTTGATGTTGTTTGAGCCTGTGTAGTCATTGGCTAGCTTCACAATCGTGTCAGCTAGAGACACCTCACCGTGGTGGTAGGCACTCTTGTCAGCCACGTAGGCCGCCAGCTGTGCAACCTTCATCTCATCTTTGAGATTCTTGTGGAAGCAAGCATACATCACCTTTCTTTGAGAAGGCTTGAGACCATCAGCCACGTGGGCAATAGATCGCTTCAGATCCGCGAGAGAGAAGTTCACCAGATCCTTGTGAACAAAGTCTGTAATACCCAACTGCTTGACATTTCCATAGGGAACCTCCAACTCCCTGGAGTCCTTGGCTGTGCTCTCAAGAAGCCAAGACTTTCGGTCATCCGCCTTCTTCTTGTCAAACGCGAGAACAATAGACTTGTCAGTCATGATATCGTGGTCAAACTTTACAGTCAGATCTTGAATCTTCTTGAAGTATTCCCGAGCCTCGGCACTCGTGCTGGTACCCAAACCCTTGTAATACTTGATGCGCCATCCCTGTTGTCCATTGCCATACCAGGTACGGAATGCAGAGTCTGTGTAAAAGGACTTGGTTTGAGAACCCTTTGTCGCTTTGATGATTGGTGTCACCATTGAGACTACGAAGCCCAACTTTAGGAGGCTGGGCCAGAAGTAGTGGATCATATTGAGAATGAGACCCTTGATGTGACTGCCATCATTATCCGCATCGGTCATGATCATGAGACAACCGTAGCGGAGCTCTGTAACATCTTTGTACTCCTTACCTTGTTGGAGTCCCAAAATCTTCTTGAGATCATTAAACTCCTGATTTGAAGTCAATTGTGCCACAGATGCATCTCGGACATTCTTGCACTTACCACGAAGTGGAAACACACCGTAGTGATCACGACCCACCACAGAGAGTCCTGCAACTGCCAGGGTCTTCGCCGAATCACCCTCTGTCACGATGAGAGTGCACTTGGAAGACTGAGCTGTACCAGCCTTGTTTGCGTCATCAAGCTTGGGAATACCGGTGATTTTAGACTTACGAGCACCATCAGTCTTCTTGAGTTCCTTCATTTCCTTGAACTTTGAGAGAGCTGTGAGTTCATCACTGATACCAGTCTTGAGAGCATTCTTCACAAAGTTCTTGGGTGGCTCAAACTTGCTTCCAAAGTCTTGCACCTTTGAGGTACACTCGGACTTAACCTGACTGGAGAAGGTTGGATTCTCTAGGGTTGCCCTCACAAAGATGTTGAAAGTGTTCTTGACTTGCTGTGGCTTCAACTTGATTTTCTTAGCCATCTCATCAATGATACCAGAGGCGAGATAGGAAGCCACATAGTCCACATGGGTACCACCCTTGTTGGTGCAGATACCATTCACGAAGGACACCTGTTCAAGGCCATTCTCGGATGGACCTACACAGACAGACCAACGATCTGTAGTCACTGAACACACATCTGTGACACCTTCATGCATTTTGGCATACGCTTCAAAGGAAGTCTTTGGAAGAGCTTCACCTTGGAACTTGACCTTGCAGTTAGGGGTTGTGCAGATGTTTGCATCCCACACACGCTTCTCAAAAATCTTGTAGATGTTAATGTCCAACTCGTTCATCCCAAACCTCTTCCAATCTGGGGTGAAGGTGATAGACACCGAGGAGGTTGCAGCACTGTGTTTAGTCAACTTTGGTGGATGACAAGTTGTCATATTGTCGGACCACTTTTGGGTGTAGGTCTTCTTCTCTTCACCATCCTTGATGACGATAGAAAATTTAGAAGAGTAAATGTTTGTCAACTTTGCTCCATATCCATTTCTACCTCCGACAATTCTCTTTTGAGAGTCATCATAGTTCGTACTTGTGAGAAGATGCCCAAAGGTGAGTTCAGGATTCCAAACTCCCTCCTTTTCATTCATCCTAACACTGATGCCACCGAGAGGTCCATTGTTCTCAATGGTAACCGCTCCAGTCTCCTTGTCCACCGAGACAGAGATCTGGGTGACATTCTTGGGGTGGAGGGAATTTCGGTCAATGGCATTGACGAGAATCTCGTCAAAGATCTTGAGTAGGGCTGGTGAATAAGAAATGTTCTTCTTTTGAAAGTTCTTGTTCGTGTTATTCAGCAGCCAATATGACTCATGGGTTTTGTCCACGGGGCCGACATATGAGTCAGGTCTCTTGAGGACATGTTCAACGTGGGTGAGCTTTTGGACGCTCTCCATCTTGATTAAAAATTATAAGTTTCATTTCTTTACTTAGGTTTAATGTTTACACACATGACCACCTCCCCAAACCTTGTTATTTACAGGGTAATGATAATTACAGTACCAATCACCACAATGAAGACATTGCCGTTTTGGTGTATCGCTTGCACTGCACGTGCCTACACTCATAGTTGAACATTTGCGTTTTATATTTTCTATTTCAATCGCTTTTCTTTTTGCCTCTTCTTCAGCTTTTCGCGCGCGTTCTTTTTGTTCAGCTTGTTCTTTTTCTATTTTCACTCTTTCTTCTTCTGCTTTTCTTTTTGCCTCCTCTTCAGCTTTTCGTATGCGTTCTTTCTGTTCAGCTTGTTCTCTTTCTATTTTCACCCTTTCCTCTTCCGCTTTACGCATCGCTTCTTCTAAATCTTCCCTCTTTGTTCTTAGTATCTCGTCAATATCTTCTTGTGGTGGTTGTACAAACTTTACTAAATCAAGAACACCAAAGTTACGTACTTCTTCTGTGTAATCATCATGTAGATCCAGATACATATATCGTATCGCTACTTTTTGACTACTACTGACAGTTACATAACGAGAATCATTTTTAGGTATGATACCCACTTCAGGTTTAATGTTTTCAGCTTGAATAATATCTAGTGCCGCTTTACCTTCTAACCCACCTGCACCTATGGCTGCATCTATTTTACCGATTGCACTACCTTTGTAAGGATATGCTTCATATTTAACTTTAAAGTTACTTTCATTTTTGAGATTGATTTTATTGAGAAATGGTTTCCAGAGACAGCATTTAGCATTTGGTTCTGATTTTAACATACTCTACAATTTATTAGATTTTTTCCTGTGTATAATACAAATGTCTTCCAACAACAACAACCGCGAAAAACTTAAAAAGTTGGAAAACGAACTTCGTAACATGAAGAGGAAACTTTTCAATGTTCAAAATAATTTACAGGAGTTGAACAATAACATCAGGAATAACAAAAACAAAAACAAGAATGTCACGACATGGATGAATGCTAATATGACGGCCACAAACAAGAATGGTATAAAGCCTTCCAAGCGTGCTTACATTAAGACTAATGTCACCAACGGTAAGATAAGAACAGTGTATAACAGAAATGGGTTGAAGAACTGGTTGACTCGTACAAAGAATGCGAATAAGAACGCTAAACAACCCAGTCCCCTAACCCGTAAACCATTTGGCTACAATAACATCAAGAAGTATCCTCCTAGACTTGTTGTCAAAATGAAGAAGTAATTTTCTTTAGTCTGTTAGAATATTGTATGCGGTAGCACCAGTTAAAAGAGTACCCGCGCCTTTTACCTTAAGTGTAACTTGGTAAACTATAAGTGATATTAATACCAAACAGATTCCAACAGCAATCAAACCAACACCAACACGTTTACCGGCCACTGAGTTAATTGTACTATCTTCCTTATTTTCGGGGTCGTAATATACAGTTACTTTTTCACCACTTTGTATCTGAGTTGAACTCTTTTTATAATTCTGTATACCCGTGTATACTGTTCCATCTATTTCATAAGTATAACTCACATTACATTCATAAAACTTAATCCCTTTTTTATCTTGTTTCACGTTACATTCCACACTGTCATAAACACCTTCTACCATTGAAGTATGTTTCCGTTTTCTAAATATTAAAGCGGTACCCGAAGAACTCAACGAGCATGCAAATAAGGTCGTCATAATTAGCCTAAAAAGAGCAATATTTTTACCAATTTGATTCCCCGTCTTGATGAAATCGTTCATATACTATACATTATTTTTTTTTCACAGTTACATGTAGAAGATGTATCTATATCTCATAGCCGCAATTTTTGTGCTATTTTTGATGATGCAGAATAAGACTCGTGGTATGAACAAAGCCATTGAAAAGTTAGTGAGACAATCAGCTCGCTACGCTACAGCGGCCCAACAAGATGCTTCCCCAGTGATTGCTATACTTCATGCCAACTATGCAGCGGCTTATCTGTACGCCCTCAAAGACATTGCCACAGATTCTCAGATTCACAATGCCACTGGTATTGATGTGAAGAAGTTCAAGGAGCACATCACAAATGTTCAGGATATGGTCACCCGAAAGACATCTGAGAAGTGCCCCGATTTTGTTGGTGAAGTTGATATTTACCTGGCTCAAATTGGAGGTGAAGCGTCCACCTAAGTCAGCTCAAATATATGTAAAAAGTAACTAACAAAATGCAAGTGATTCGTGATACCCTTTGGAATGCCTGCCTCTCTGATGCGACGAGGATGTATCGCCTCAGAGAGCCAAATGACAAATGTTACCACCTCGCGGATGCTACATGGAAGATGAAGATGAGATACAAGAAGATTGAGGATATGAAAAAGAGTAATGCGACAATTATGCTTGACGCGCCACCCAAAGAAGTTGTGGCCAATCAGAGATCAAACCATAAAATCTGTTGTGCGACGACGATGGCTGGGAAGCCGTGTAAGTTCAAGGCTGTTTGTGGAAACTATTGCAGGAAGCACAAGGTTTCGGATATTGGGATGGGTAAGAAGGTGGATGTGAACAGCCTCTTGAGTCAGTTGGATGGAATTAAAATCAGTGGCTAATATATACAATGTATTTAGATCAGGAGACTCTTAGACCTGTAATAATAGCAATGGCTCTTTACATCGCAATCAGTGTTATCGTCCCAAAGATCGCGAAGAAGCCCACCGGTATTCAGCCAGTGGATGATCTCGTGATGACTATCATGGCCCAACAGGGTTCCCTAATGAGTGGCACCATTCTCATTGGTCTCATTGTACTCGGTACCAACTACATTCAAGAGGAACTCTTGTAAAATGTTTTCTTTTCCCACAAGTTTTTTAGTATGTTCGTGATTCATATAGCGTAGTTTTTTGTCGTATGCATCGCTCATGAACGCCAAGAGTTGATTCGGATTTGGTTTACCCCAAATCATTCCTTTCTTGAATAGGAAGTCGTCTCTCTCCAACTCTTGAAGTTCACATTGAATCGTGTAAGGTGTCTTTACATATTCAGGGGACCCCCCAAAGTTTGTAATGATCACAGGTTTATCACGAAGTGCTGCTTCAACTGGTCCCATCCCAACACCTTCGGACTTTGAGAAACTCACGTAACAATCGCACCGATTGTGTATTTTATTCATCTCTTCATCTGAGACGAGACCATTAATAACTTCAACATTTGGCAACTTTATCTGAACATCTTTGTTACATGTAGCCTTGACGACAAGTCTTGCATCGGGTTTATTCAGGCGCATGAATGCTTCCAATATTCCATGAAAGTTCTTTCTATCATCCATGACATTTCCAATGTGATAGAATGTGTAGGGTCTTTTTGGTGGTGTGGGAATGTGTGCGTGTATGATGTGAAACTCGTTGTCCGGGAATTGCCTAGAAAAAACGCGTTTACAGAACTCGCTCGGTACCATGATCTTTTTAGACTCTTTCATGATTAGACCGTAGTCCTCATGTACAGTCTC